AGTTCCCGCCAGCGCTGCTTGATGGCCTGGCCTTTGCCAATCGCGGCCAGCAGCCGCAGGTAACTGTAATCCGGCCGCCGCACCAGCTTGCGGTAATAGGCATTGAGCCGTTGGCGGTTGCGTTCGCGTTCGTAGTACGTGGTCATCACAGGTCTCCGAAAATCAACTCAAAGAAACCCGCTCACCAAACCACAGGTGGGCGGACAGTGCGGGTTAGCAGACCGGAGAATAGGAACCGGCAGCGCCGAAGCGCTCCCGCACCGCCCGCCCGAAAACCGCTGGACGCACAGTGCTTGCGCAACAAAAAAGCCGCGTGATCCCGTGGAGTGAGAATCGGCGCGGCCTTCGTTGCGCCTCTTTTACCGGGCTGCTAAACCCGTGCTGGCAGGTGGCCAGCACGGATGAGGATAGCGCATGGGCGGCGGTTGTCAAGAGGGGGTGGGCAGGGGCAAGTCAAGCTGCTCGTCATCGAGGGAAGGGGCGCTCGCCGCCGCACCCAGGGCGGCGAGTTCGTCATGGATGAGTTGATCGATCACGCGGCGGTCTTCGGCGTTGCTGAGCTGGTTGCGCAGACGCGCCCACTTCAACAGGTCATCGGCCTTGCTTCCCTTGCGCCCCGGCTTGATCGCAATGCCGTGGGTTTCATACGCATACAGCGCATCGGCCCATTCGGTTTGCAGTGCAAGAATGACATCCGCAGTGGCGTGCTTGCCTTTGGCGCGAATATGCGCGGTATTGATGCGCGTAATGAACATGTGGACACGATCAAGACGCAGGTACAGGCCGGATTTTGGACCACGAGTGGTCCCGGAATCGCCGATTTGTGGGCCTTTGAATATGCTGATTCCATAAAAACGGGCGTTTTCATCGGTGGACAGGGTACGTTTTGTCGCCTTCCAGAACAGGTCACAGGTATCACTGAGCGGTTTGGCATCGGTGTAGAGGTGCCCCTGATGACACACAATCAGTAAATCGCGTCCGTGGAAGTGCAAAAATCCGATGGCGCGGGTGGGTGTGGTGGATTCGGTGTTCATGACAGGTCCTCATGGTGGGCGGGAACAACAAGATCACCCAGGGTGTCAGCGGGCAGGCCGTGGTGGCCCAATTCCTCCGCAATCAGCAGATCAAGGGCCGTGCGTTCCACCAGGTCGTCCTGGACGCGGTGGCGGATGCGCAGCATCTGCTGCAACTCGTACAGCCCGTTGCGCGGCCCCGGCTTGGCGACCAGGCCGCAGGTTTCATACACGTGCAGCGCATGCGCCCATTCGATCTGTAGCGCCAGCAGCGCATCGGCCATGGTGGCCCCCTCCGGGACGATGGGCGGCAGCCCCTGTTCGAGGGTGCCTGCCTGCAAGCACGCACGCAGCGCCGCCACCTGCCCCGGCTTCACCGCCAGCCCGTGGCTTTCATAGCGGTGCAGCATGTCCGCCCATTCGACCTGCTTGGCAAACAGACGATCCGCATCGGCATACCGCCCCTTGCGGCGCATGTGGTCGGGACGGGCGCGCATCAAAAACGCCCAGATGCCATCGGCACGGACAAACAGCGCCGGAACGGTCGGGCGCTGCGGCAGACGCAGCCGGGACGTGCCGTACAGGAGCGCGTTGTCGCCGCTGACCCGGCGCACCGCGATCTCACCGCCCAATCCCGCCCAAGCGGTCAAGCGCCGGGCCAGGACATACTCGATGCCATTGGCCTCATGCACCGGCAGGCCCAAATCCAGTGCGGACACATACAGCGTGCGCGCCAGGCGGGCAAGGGGGATGTCAGATGGTGTACTCATGCCGATGCCCTCCCGGTGGGTTGCGGGGAACCCGGCAGAACAACAGGCTGTGACGGCGGCGGCTTGATGCCCAGCGCCACGGCGGCGCGGTGGCTTTCGCCGATATAGCCCTTGGTGGAGCCGCGCAACACATCTAACACGCTGAAATAGCTCAGGCCATGATCGCGGGCAAACCGCGCCATGCTGATGCCGTTGTCCACCAGCCACTGCTTCGCCTGCTCCGGCGTGCGCAAGCCGATGGGAATGACATTGCTCATAAACACCTCATGGGAAATTCAGGGAAACGGCGGTAAACTTTGGGATGCATCGACACGATAAGGAATTAAATTGCCCATGTCAACACTAACGGGAAATTCAACGCATGAATTTGGTGCCCGTCTGGATGCCGAACGCGAACGCCTGGGGCTGAGCCAGACCGCGCTGGCCGCGCTGGCGGGCACTACCAAACGCACGGTGTTTTCATGGGAAAAAGGCAAAACCGCGCCGGATGCGTTCCAGTTGATGCAATTGCGCAGCGCGGGAATGGATGTGGTGTACATCCTCACCGGCCAGCGCGGCGGCGACCTGCTGCGCCCGGACGAATCCGCCCTGCTGGACAACTACCGCCACAGCAACAGCGAAGGCCAGCGCCTGCTCCGGGACACGAGCGCTGTATTTGCGCAACCGGCGGGCGGGAAGAGAAAGCGGGCTTGAAGCATCACCGGAGCGCTTGACATGGCATAATGTGTCTAATGTAATAGACGAATGTTCAGCCAACGTTTCCAGCGCCCCATCCAGATCACCCGCCATGCACGCCAGCGGATGGGCGAACGCCGGATCAGTGAAGCGCTGCTGTTGGACATCATCGAGACCGGCACGGCCCGCCACAAGGATGCCTCCCGGCTATGGCTGTTCAAAGCGGTTGCCGGGCGGCAAGACAATTTGTTATGTGCGGCGGTGGCGCTGGAACAGGCGCTGGTCGTCAAAACCGTAATGCACCATTTTGAGGTGGAGGAATAACCCATGCGCACCCACTACGATGCCAGCGATGATATTTTGACCCTGCGCTTATGCGATGCGCCGATTGTGCGCGAGACCGCACCGGACTGGAACACCTGCATCAGCTATGCCGCCGATGGGCGGGTGGTCGAAGTGGTGGTGCTGGACGCCAGCCAGCAGGATGATGCGGCCTTTCTGGCCGCCGTACTGGGCGATGTGGCGCGCACGCGCAATCTGGCCGCACTGGCGCGGGCTTCAGGGATTTCCCGCGAAACGCTGTACAACGTGACCCGTGGCGCGGGCAATCCCACCCTGGCGACACTGGGCAAGCTGGCACGGGCGTTGGGGTTCCGGCTGGCACTGGCTCCACTGGACGGCGGCGAGGCGGCCACCGCCTGACCCGCTGCCCAGGCGCGCCATCAGCGCCTCAATTGCCGCGCTGCTGCTTTTTCCACTCCGCCAGCGCCTGTTTGCACAGGCGCGGGCTGAGTTTGGGCAAGGGGCACCTGCTGGCATCGGACAGCCCGGACGGGCTGGCGATATGGGTCAGCTCGTTATGCGCGGCAAAGCTGGCGTTGCACAAGGGATTGGTGCAGGTATACACCTCGGCGCGCAAAAACGAGTGCAGGCGGTAACTGGTGCGCTTTTGCATCGGCGACTGGCAACACGGGCATTCAAACAGCACCCGCCGGGGGGCGGCGGATGGTGCTGGTTCGGTATAGGCGTCCAACGGGCTGGGCGTTGGTTTGCGGCGGCGGGGGGCGGCGGGCATGCGGCAGGTCTCATTTCATCATGGTGGCCTCGTTCCTTGGCCTTGGCAGTGTAACCCATTGGTTAAACGCGGATTTCTTATTTAATCGCCCAGCGTGCGCTCAAGCTCGATGGCGGTGGAAAACCCGGCGCTGGCGGTCAGGCTGTGGGTGGTTTTGATGACCAGCCAATCCGTGCCGTCAATCTCGGGTTTGAAGCCGCTCACGGTGATGTTCTGCTCGGGCGAGATGTCGGCACGGCCAAAGGCCAGGGTGTAGCTCAAGGTCGCTTCGCCGCGCCGGAGGCGCTGCCATTCGGCCTGCGCGTGCTCCATCGCAATCTTCTCGCTTGAGTATGTTTCGCGCAGGCGCTTGGCGTTGTCGTCATCACCGGCGAGCACGGATTTGCGTTCGCCCCCGGCGATATCGGTCCAGTACGCGCGCACACCGGTATAGGTGTCGCGGTCCACCTCGCAATAGCGGTGCTGGTCGCCGTGGCGGCGGGTGAGCGTGAGGTGCGGCGGTGAGCGCCGGTCCAGTGGCTGCCCCGCGCCGATGCGCTGGAACAAGAGCTTGCCATCGCGCAGCGCAAGCGTTGCGTCATAGCGGTTGGCCAAGGCCGTCAACAGGTGGATATTGCTTTCATCGGCCTGGTCCAGGTGCTCGATCACAATCGGCGAAAGCTGCGCATCGATGTCGGGCGTCAGCCCGTGTTCCCCGGCAATCCCGCCGACAATCGCGCCCAGGGTCTGTTCATGCCAACTGCGCGATTTGCGGATGCGCAGGTCACGGGTGAAATCCGCCGAGCGGGCGCGGATCGAAATGATATCGGGCGCGCCGCCGTGTTCGACTTCATCCACGCGGAATTGCCCCTTGTCTACCAGGCCTTGCTGCATCGAGCCGATGGCGACGGTGAGCATCACCCCGCGCCGGGGGATCGCCATCTGGCCGTCGTGGTCGTGGATTTTGAGGTCGAGCTGGTCGGACTCATCGCCGCGGGTTTCGCACAGGGTGAGTTCCAGCAGGCGCGGACGCACGCGCCCGGTCAAATCCTGGCCGTCCAGCGACACGCGCCAGGCCGGGGTGTCGTGGCCGCTCATGCGCCTTCCCCCAGCCCCGGCGGATCAACGCGGGTGAGGGACAGGGAAAACTCGATCTTGCGGGCGCGGCCATCGCGCTCAAAAATGGTCTGGGTCTCGTTGACGGCGGTGATGACAAACGATCCCATCACCTCGCCAAGCCCTGTCACCAGTGGCCACGGTTGGCCGGTTTTGGCAAGTTCGCGCACCTGGTCAAGATTGACCGGTCCGCCGGTGATTTCATGGTGGATGACGCCAGACATCTCAACGGTTTCTTCGCCGGTGCCCAGGTACTGATAGGCGGCGCGTGCGCCGATGCGCTCGCTGGAGGCATGCCGCCACGCCATCTGCCGCTGCAATTGCTGGTAGGCCAGGGTGGCCAGGGAAAACACAAACGGGCCAAGCGCCATCATCATTGCCGGAATCCTCAATCGTAATCGTGTTGCCAGGCGCGGCTGCGGGCGTGGCGTTGGTGTTCGACATCGGCCAGCACGCGGCGCACCTCACGCGCGATATCCAGCGCGCTGCCGCCGGCGGCGTGGATGGTGATGTTGACCGTCATCGGTGCGGCCGCTGGCGCAGGCGCGGCGCTGCGGGCCGATGGGGACACGACCGGAGCGCTGGTGGATGCCACCGGGGCGGGCATCTCGGGCATGTCGAACGCTAACATGGGTGCGCTGATCGCAGGCACGCTGAGCGTCAGCGCCGGCGTGCTGATCTCCGGCACGTCGAGCGCCAGCGCCGGGGTGCTGATCTCCGGCATCTCGAACGCCAACATGGGTGCGCTGATCGCAGGCACGCTGAGCACCATTGCGGGCGCGGCCAGTCCGGCGCTGCCGATGGCAATCCCGGCGGCGGTGCGGCGCAGACGCTGGCTCATGTCCAGCATCGCGCGTACCGGTGCATCCTGCTGGCGCTCGATGCCGATGGCGTAGCCTTGCATGGTGTTGTCGCCCAGTCCGGCAAACAGACGTGAGGGGCTGCGGATGCCGAGAAACGATTTGAATCCGTCCACCGCACTGCCCAGCACGCCGGTCAGCGCTTTCCACACGGCACCACCCATGCCCTTGATGCCGTCAATCAGCCCTTGCAGCATGTCCTTGCCAAAGCCCAGCATCTTTGCGGGCCACGTGGTCAGGTAGCCCTTGATGCTGTCCCAGATGCCCGAAATCCCGTCCAGGATGCGCCCGCCATCGCCGGTGAAAATCCCGGCGATGATGTCCCACGCGCCCTTGAGTACGCCGACGATCAAGTCCCAGGCGGCACGCAATCCTCCCAGAATGCTGTCCCATAGGGTGGACAGGAATGGAGCGAACGGTTGCCAGCACGCCATGACCAGATCGGCCAGCCAGACGATGGCGGTTGCGATCCCGCCAATGACGCTTGCCAGCAGGCGCAGCGGCAGCAAGAGCACGTTGAAGACGTGCCCCAGAATGCGGCCAAAGGTTTGCCCGTATCCGGTGGCGGCCTGCAATTGCTCGCTGGTGGCCTGAAACGGGGTGAACAGTTGTTTGATCCAGCCCCACACAGTGGCAATGGCGGAGGCCAGCATGTCCCACAGCGGGGCGAGCGGGGCCAGTGCATCACGGAATCCGGCCATCACCGGCTGCATGACCTCGGCCACGCCATCCCACATGCCGAGCATGAAGGCTTTGATGGGCTGCCAGTATTTCCAGACCACAAACGCCACTGCGGCCACCGCTGCGGCAACGGCCAGCATCGGGGCGCTGATGCCACCCAATGCCGGTAGCAGCATGCGTGCGGTATTGCCAAGCCCAGAGAACAGCTTGCCAAGTTTCCCTGTCGGTCCGAGTAGCGGATTGACTTTGACACCGAGCACCGTCAGCCCATATTGAACACCTGCCAGTGGCATCAACGCCATCCCGAGCGCCAAGGTCAGCGCCCCCACGACTGTCAGCAGTGCGGTAAATCCGGCGGCGGCCAGCCCCATCACTTTGACAAATTTTGGGTTGGCCTCGATCCAGACATTGAGCCGCAACAACAACGCCGAGACGGATTGCGTCAGTTTGCGTAATGTGGGACCGATGGCATCATTAACCGACAACTGCACATCCTGAAACGCCGATTTCAGGTTCAGCCAGTCACCTGTGAGGTTATCGGCCATGATGTTGGCAATGCGTTGGGCGTTGCCTTCACTGTTGCGGATGATGTCCAGATACGCAGAAAATCCGCCCTCGCCCATGCTGTCGGCCATACGCTGGGTCAAATCGCTCGCCCCGGCCATCGCCCGCTGGCCGAAAATCTGTTTAAGGAAACCAAGACGTTCTGCGCTTTCCGTCCCACGCTCCTTGAATGCGGCATCCACGCCCGCCATGATTTCGACGATGTTGCGCATTTTTCCGTCATCGTCCTGAGTGGAAACGCCCAGTTGCTGCAAGGCTTTCCTTGCCTCAGCCGGGGGCGCAGCCAGACGGGTGGTCATTGAGCGCAGTGCTGTGCCCGCATCGCTGCCCTGGATGCCGATGTTACCCAGCATACCGGCCATGGCAATGCTGGTCGCAGTATCAATGCCCGCCGCCTGCGCGACCGGGGCAAAGTATTTCATGGTCTCGCCAAGTTGGATCAAATCCACATTGGCGTTGCTGAAGCCGGTTGTCAATTGGTCGCCAAGTTGTTGCATTGCCGCGATGTTGGACGGGTCAATGGCAAACGCAGAACTAATATTGGAGACGATGTTGGAGGCGTCTTCAATCTCGATATTGCCCGCGATGGCGATATTGAGCATGGATTGCATGGATCCCAGAATCGCCTGCGGGTTAAATCCGGCCTGGGCCAGAAACCGCTGCCCTTCGGCCACCTCGGCGGGATTGAATTTGGTTCGCGCCGCCAACGCCCTGGCGTTGGCGCGCAATTGTTTGAATTGCGCATCCTCTTTGTCCGTCCCAGTCAGCGCCTGCACCTTGGACATGGAGGCATCAAAGGCCAGACCGGGAGCAAGCGCATTGACTCCGGCGCGCATCCCGCGCATGCCCAGATACATGCCGCCTGCGCCATGTTTGGCGATGATCCCGCCCGCGCGGTGCATCTGCTGCATGCGGTGCTGCGCAGCGCTCAAGCGTTCGGTGGCGCGGCGCTGTTGCTCCAAGGTCGCCGTGGTTTGGGCGATCTCGCTGCGCAGGCGGCGCTCATGCGCGCCAAGTTGCCCGGTCTGGATGCCCGCTGCGGCCAATGACTGACGCAGCCGGTGCAGGCGTTCGCGTTGCGCATCATGCGCATTGCCCAACGCACGTGCGGCCTGTACGGCGCGGTTGAACTCGCTGCGCATGGCACGGGTCGGGGCTTGCGTGTTGCGCAGTCCTTGCGCCAGGGTGCTGACGCGCTGGCGGGCAGCGGCCAGTTCCGCGCCCATCTGGCGGCTGGCCGCGCTCAATTCACGGAATTTGCCGATCTCGCCCGCCTGCTGTTGCAGGCGCTTCAGCCCTTGCGCGGTTTTCTGGCTGCCTGCCAGAATGCGCTTGAACGGCGCGGTGGCCTTGTCGATGGTGCCGAGCAGGATTTGCAGGCGTAGGTCAGACATGCGCCACCGCGCTGTCAGCGGTCAAGCGCTGCGGTTGGCAATGTCGCGCTCGTGCTGGCTCAAGACGGCCAGCGGTGAGGATGGATGCATGCGCGCTTGCAGGGCGCGCGCCTGTTTCAGTTGCTGGTTGAGTGCGTCCATTTCCGCCGCAAATTCCACCTGCCGGGCTTCGTTCCGCTGCCGGGAAGGTCCCAGCAGCCAGTTGCCCAGCCCGCCCAACAGCGAGCCGAGAAACATCACCCCGCCAATCATGGCCAGGATGAACACAAGAAACGCCAACAGCGCGCCCACGGTGATGAGAATGTCGCCCATGCCGTAACACTACCATCATTCCCCCCCGCTGCGCACGCGCGCGCGTTCGCGCCAGGCGATCAGTTCGTCCAGCGAAAAGCCGTCCATCTCGGACGGCGGCCAGTGAAAAATAACGGCAATGTCGGCCATGGCATCCTCTACGCTGGCCGGAAGTCCGCGGTGTCCTTGCGCACGAAAAAACCGCCGATTTCCGTCGCCACGGCGAGTAAATCCGCCAGCGACAGGCGGCTGACATCGTGCTCGGTCAGGGTGGGCGTGGTGATGCGCGGCAACAGCTTGTGCAGCGCGGCCACATCCAGTTGCCCCAGTTCCATCAACGACACCCCGCGCAGTTCGCCCGCGTTGGGCTTGCGCAGGGTAATGGTGGTAATGGTTTCATCACCACGGGTCAAGGGATCGTCCAGGGTGATGCTGGGGCCGGAGGCGGGGATAAATTGTTGGGGCTTGCTCATGGTGGAGTCTCGGTGGGGAAAATGGAAGATTGGGGTTATCCGCACAGGGCGGTGATGACTTCGACCAACGCCTGTCCGAAAGCGCGAATGGAGCCGGGGGCGAACCACAGACACAGGCCACCGGCAAACAGCACAATGGCAATGCCAATGCAGCCGCGCAAAAACGGCGAAAGCTCGCCACTGAGTTCAATATGGAAATTGTCCATTTTGAAAATGCCGGGGGTATACTTTTTCAATGTCTGTTCCTTGCTTGTTCCAAGGGGTGGATACAGAACGCCTCAACCGTTACCAGCGGTTGGGGCGTTCGCTTATGGGTTGGCTACCACCAGCGGATGGCGGCAATCAGTGATGGCGCGCCATACCACAGGGCCACCAGCAGGCAACCCCAGATAATCCGCCGGGTGTTGGGTGAGGTTTCCAGGTGTTTCATGCTCGGAATCAATTTCGGGATGAGTACGCAGCAGGCTTTCAGGATAAAATCCGTCATGCTTGGCTCCTTAAGTTTGGTTAAGGGGTTATTGAAGAAAGCCTCGGCAGCGGTCAACTGCCGGGGCTTTCGCTTATGCTTTAAAGACCAATCGCGCGGCGGATACCGCTCAGGCGGTCATTGCCGCCGATGATCTCGACCATGTTCACTAGGTCAATCTCGATTTCGGCCTGGCCGTTGATGGTGAGCTTGTAATAGCTGCACTGGGTCTTGACCGAAAACTCGGTGTCATCGCCTGCCTTGGCGGTACCAAAGCCGATCTCGCTGTGCCGCCCGCGCACGACGATTTCAAGCGCATCCACTTCGCCCGTATCATCGCGCTGGTAAGCACCGGCAAAACGCAACTGCACGGCGTCATGGCGGTTGGCGGCGTACTGGCGCAAGACACCGCGCATGAGGCCGCCGCACTTCCATTCAAATTCAATCGCCTCCTGGCCATTGTCGATTTTCACAGGGCCGCTCATGCCGCCGCCGCGATAGTCTTCCATCGAGCGGGTCAGCGTGGGCGGGGTCAGTTCAACGACCTGGCCAAGATAGGTATCACCATCGTTGAACAGGTTGAGGTTTTTCAGTTTGCGGGGGAGTGCCATGATGTGGGTTCCTTATGCGTTGACGGCGGCGGCAAAGTCGTGGAAATAACGGTCGGTAATGCGCTGGCGCAGGGTGAGATATTCCAGCGGCGGGACCGGGGTATAGTCGTAATCGATATATAACTTGCCCTCTTTGAGAGTGTCCGGGGTATTGATACTGTCGTCATACCAGGCGCTGGCACCGATAATGCAGCCGAGTGATTTCAATTCCCGGAATTTGGCATTGATCGATTCGATGATGTCGCGGATCAGACTGGCATGCAGGGGTTTATCGACCGCCCACATGAGGGATTCGGCAATACTGTCGGCCAGGACTTGCGCAGTGCGGGTGGCGGATTCAAATTCAAATAACGGATCATCCGAGCACGTGCGGTTGCCCCAGAAGCGATAACCATTTTTGCGAATCAGGGTAGTGACATTATGTTCGTTCAAATACCCGGCATCGGTCGCGGGGTTTTGCAAGTCAAAATAAATATCCTTGGTCAACCCGGTGACGCCATTGACGGCGACATTGGAGAGGGTTTTATGCCAGCCCTGGGTCTGGTCAATCTTGGCGCGCAGCCCCACCGCGCGGGCAGGCGCAAAGGCGGGTTTCTCGCTGTTGGTGGTGGTATCCCAGGCAGTGAAATCGGGCCAGATCAGCATCAGTTCACGGTTGCCGAATCTATTGCGATAGGTCGCCACCGCTTCTTTGGTCGCGCCCATCGCACTGGCATAGGCCATGGCGCGCAGTTGTTCGGCGGCGATGGCGAGCGCCTTGGCCACAGGTTCCGTATCCAGACCCGGCGCGGCGAGGATGCGCGGTTTGACGCCCAGGATCGCCTCGGCGGCAAGCAGGGCTTGAATCCCGGTGTATTGGCCGCCGTTGACCCCGCCAATCACATTGCTGTTGGTTTCCCCGGTATTGGCACCAGGCGCGACACGGACAATCACGGTGAGGGGATCGGCCTGGTCGGTGATGGCGCGCAAGGTCGGAAGCAAGGTGCCGGTCGTGCCCGCTTTGGAGATGGCATCACCAAGCCGGGTGAACAGCACCGGACGGTTCAGCGGGAAGGCGGCCGCATCGGCATTGGGGGCGGTACAGACGATGCCGACAATGGCGGTGGACACGGTGCGGATGGTGCGCGTGCCGTCATTGATTTCAATAACGCGCACGCCGTGGTGGAAGTCAGTCATGGGGAAACCTCGTGGGGGCGGGAGTGGAACAGCAGGGGGATGGTGAGATGGGTGTTGCCGGGCTGCGCCTGGTGCACGTGGGCGGTCAGTTCCAGGGTGGCGCGGCCTGGTGTGGGATCGGGGGTGATGTGCATGCGCACCAGCGCCAGGCGCGGCTCCCAGCGTTGTAGCGCGGTTGCAATCGCGCCATACATGCGCACCAGGCTTGCGCCGTTGTGGGGCTGGTCGATGAGTTCAGGTAGTTGTGAACCATAATCGCGGCGCATGATGCGGGTGCCGATGGGCGTGGTGAGGATGTCGGCCACCGATTGCACCAGGTGATCGAGGCCGGACAGCGGTTTGCCGGTATGGGCGTTCAGGCCGTGCATGTCACCACCAGCGGATGACGTAAATCAGGCCAAGCAGCCAGAGCGCGACAAAACGCCAATTGGAAATTTTGGTGGACATGCTGTAAAGCTCCCGCAGGAAATCGATATACTGGTTCACGCATTGCTCCTTAGTTCTGGTAAGGGGTGGATGAAGAGCGCCTCAGCCGTTGCAAGCGGTTGGGGCGTTCGTTTGTGTGCATCCAGTACAGCGCGGCGGGGGGCAAAATGCCAGGACTTTAGTGTGTAACAGGGGCTGTTACACACTAAACTTCGCGCAAAACGGGCTATCCCAGCGGCGGGCCGCTGCTGCCGGGGCCGTTCATGACCCCGCCGTGGGTGTGCCCGGCCAGGCTGACCGGGCCGCTGCTGATCTGCGGGGCGCTGATGCTCTGGGCAGTGATGGTCTGGCTGACGTTGAGGTTGCCATTGATCGCGGTCTCGCCGTTGATGGTGGTCTCACCATTCACGGTCAAGGGGCCATTCAAGGTAATGCCGCCGCTGGCGGTCACGGTGGCGGTACCGCCGCCGGGCAGGATGGCGGTCAGGGCGTGTGCGGCATGGTCGTATTGCACCCTGGCACCATCGGGATAGACGGTGAGGTGGATGTTGGCCGTGCTGGCCGGCGGCGGAAACGCATCGCTGTACAGCCCGCGCACGACGACGGCTCCGGCCAGCACGCCTTCGGGACTCAAGATCAGCACCTGCTCGCCGACACTGGGCGCGCTCCATTCGATGGTGTCCCCGGCACGCGGGGTCAGCCACGGCAGCCAATCCGTTTCATTGCCATCGCTTTTGACCCGGCAACGGGCGCGGGCCAGGTCCACCGCCGAGACGGTGCCCAGGCGGACAAGATTGGACTGGCGGCGGCGGGTTTCGTACAGGTGTGGCATGGCCTAGCCAGCGTCTGGTGCTGATTCAGATTCAGGTTCAGGCATTTGCAGCGCCAGTTGATCGCCCGTGAGGGTGACACTCGCGCCTTTGGCGAGGCCTTCAACCAGCGCCGCCCACGCGGCCTCGGTGAGTGCAATGGCATCCTCCGGGATGCTCTCATGCAGCCCCTCAAGATAGAAACCGCCGCTGGCGGGACTGTAAAAATAGCTCGGGGTGGTCATGACAGGTCCTCGGTAAGTGGTTAATGGCCAATGGCGCGCCAGTACATGCCCTGCCAGTTATTGCCCACGCCTCCGGGTGCTTGGATAAACACGCCAAAGCCCGTGGCGGTAATGGAGCCTTGGTTAACCTGGGCGGTCATGTCGTATTTGTCTTTGTTATTCACACTCGGATTAATATCCGTGACGTTGACATTAAAGCATCCGTTTGGAAACGCAATGGGGAAGGTCACGCTGCGGGTGATTTCGCTATTTGTGTACAAGATGTACAGGCCCCATTGCTCGATAATGCCATCCGGGCGCTTCATCCAGCCGTTTGCGGTTTTGCTGGAGGTATAGTGGGCCTGAGTGACAAGATTATCGGGTTTTCCGCTGACTTCGCTCCAATTGGGCCAGCGTGTGGCCTGTTCGGGTTTCCCCGAAATCGCACTCCATGCGTGGCTGTGGTCTGCCTCCGCTGCACCAATGTCCGCTAGGGTCCAGGCCACATTACCGGACCCGTCAAAGGCTTTCTCGGCGCCGCCGATTTTTAGCGTACGGGCTGTTCCCAGCTTGTCGGCGCTGGTTGCAGTGCCGTTGAATGACGGTGCGGTGATGGCGTGCGAGGTCTGGAAGGTATTATCGCCATTGAGACGGAACCATCCCGCATGCTCTTCGGTCTCCGGGTCGTAGCGGTTTATTTGTACGCGGTCATTGTTGCGGTCCCATAAAAAGACACCGCGCCGCTCGTTGTTTTCATTCATTAACCAATAGGCGGTGTTTTGCCCCACCGCCGATTTTGCACGGAACATCGCTGCGTTCGCCGTGCCTGCCGTGGTGAGATTTCCGGCGAGGGAGGTATTGTCGTTGCCATCAATCCTGAATAGCCATTTATTGCCGGTTGCATCGTACAGTCCGGTATTGCCTGTGACATTACTCACGAGAATAATCTCACGGCCATTGGCGGCAGTGCAATTCAACCAGACCTGCACCTCGCCACTGCGTTCAATCTTGAGATTGCCCGTCATGGTGCCACCGGTTTTACTCACCTTGCCCTCAAGCGCCATTCCCAGCCCGGTCACATCGTCAATACTGTGGCTGTGGGCCGCCGGGGTGAAGCTGGTCGGCTTTTCCGTCAACTCACTCCATGCGTGAGTATGCGTGGCCGCCGCCGCGCCCATGTCAACAAGCGTCCACGTCACATTGCCGCTGCCGTTGACCGGTTGGCTTTTGTTGCCGATTTTCAGCATGCGCTCCGCGCCCCAGCGGGCGGTGATGATATCGGCAGTGCCGTTGAAACTTGTCCCGTTGATCTTGGACGATGATGTCAGTTTCTCGGCGCTGGTCGCTTTGCCGAGAAACTGCGGTGCGCTGATGGCTTCATCAGACTTCACGGTCCCATCGGGCATGATACGCAAACGTCCAAGAATTTCCGGATTATCTCCGCCCGTATTGTAGCGTTGCAGGTTTAAGCTGTTGGTGTCGCGATTCCAGAACACGGTGCCCCGCTGTGTGTTGGTCTCATCGCGCAACCAGTACCCGGCGTTACCGGTTTCGCTCGCATGGACCGCGATGCTTCCATAAAACCCTTTAAAATTAACCAGGTCATCCGCACGAATCTGGAACAACCATTTGTTGTTGGTGACATCGTATATCCCGACATTCGCTGTCGGGGAGCTCAGTAGAATGACCTCGCGCCCGTTGGTGGCGGTACATTTCAGCCACAGTTGTGCCTCGCCATCGCGCTCAATTTTGAGGTTGCCGCTCAGCGTACCGCCGGTCAGTTTCAAGCAGTTGCCCGGATCAAAATTGTCCGAATGCCAAAGCTTCACCCACGGTGCCATGCCATCACCGTTGGTCGTACGGAAATACAACGTGTTATTTCGCAGCGCACACGCAAATTGCATCGCCGAGTAAGAATTGTTCCATGCCGTCATCGAGAGCAGATGCCAACTCCACTGATCGTCCACCGGCCAGCCTGCGCTTGCCGTAATGCCACTCCTGCGATAAAACCCGCTGTCTAAGTACTCGGAGATATCTTCTGGTGCGTTACTGTTCTTATCGACTTTGCCCGCCATGTCATCCGGCAGGCGTGCGTCGAGAGTTGCTTTCAAGGTCGCCGGGGTAATGGCGCGGGCATTGTCGGTGGCCGCCTTGGCCTCTGCGGCGGTCGCCAGTTCAATCACGCCCTGCACGCTGGTTGTGGCCGGGGGATTGAGGAAGTTGGCATTGCCGAAGGTGATCGAACTGGCGGCGACTTGCAATAACTTGATATCCACCGAAAGCAGCATCAAAGATTGGGCGGATTTTTGCATCACCGCGCCGCTTTGGCCGTACACGGCAAATAAAGTGCCGTCATTGAGATATAGGCCAAAGCCGCGTAAGGTATAGCTGGAGGTGCTGTCATCGCGGATGGTGATATGCACAGTATCGGCGGCGACGTTTTGCCCTGAAATCGTACTTAGGCGTTTGATCTCGCCAGGAAGCGATGTGGCGGTAGGCGCGGGATCAAACGCGGTTGCGGTCACGCCCACTTGAGTAATTTTCACGGGCGCGGTGCCGTTATGCTCGGCATTGATGAGCGCAGCGCGGCCCGCATGGGTAATGGTTAAGGTCAGTCCGGACATGGGGAGGTCTCAGGTTTCGGTCAGGGTCAGGCGTACGGCGGTCACGGCACGGGCGGCGGGCACCATATTCAAGGTATGGGTGACATTCACTAGCGCTTCGTGCAAACTCAGGCGGCGGTAATTCGCGCCGATGGCCCCGGCAACCATCATTAATTGCGCAAAAGCGGTCAAGCCGAGGTTAAAAGTGAAATGACTGCGCACGGGTTTAACCCGGTGCACGGCGGCAATCACAGAATCAACAAAGTTCGCAGAAGGGGGCTGTCCGTTCTGATCGGACAGGTTCAACACCAATTCAAATGTATGCGCCTGGCCTGGCGGGGTGGTTTGCCACCATTCGCGCAGGAGGATATCGCCGCCAAATTGGTTCACGGTCTGGCGCACAGCATAGGCGGTGCCTTTGTGGCGGTGAACCAGATAGCTGTCTGCAATGGCTTGTCGCTTTCTGGCATCGTCCCAATGCGCTGGCCATGTATCCACGCTGCGCGCCCAGCCCAGCCATGGTAGTTGTTCGGGCGGGCAGGTATCGGGATTCCACAGGTCGCCGATGCGCACAGGAAGGTTTGCGCGCTCGGCCAGCGTCGCGGCCGCCGCGTGTTCAAGCGGCGTGGCCGATGGTGGCATCAGGGCGGGTGCCGCGCTCAATTTGCGACCGCCGTCAAGGTGACGCCGGTGCAGTAGCCGCACTGGTTGGCGTTGAGGGTGATATCAGCGGATGGGCTGGCCAAGGTGACGCTTTTGACGCCTTCAACATGCAGCGCGGCCAGCAGGGCCGAGCGGTGGATGCTGTGGCCAAGGCGCTGCTGGCGCGCCAGATAGTCATCAATGTTGCTCTGTGCGGCCGCCTTCACCACGGCGGCGTCAGGGCCTGGCCACAGGGACAGGGTGGCCTTCAATGTCCAGGTGACCACAGCGGCAGGCTGTACGCTGACATGGTCGGTCAGTGGGCGCACGCGCTCGTCATTGAGTACGCTATTGACCGCCGCCAACACGGCGGCATCTGGCACGCCGGTGCCGCTGCGCGACAGCACCGTGACCACCACCGCGCCCGGTGTCGGGCTGGCCACGCTGGCATCGAGGACATCGGCATGTGCGCCCAGGGCGTGGAAAATGTACGCGCCTTCGGGACCTGCGGTGCTGAAGCCTTCAAAGGCAAGCTGCACCCGACGGCGTAGGTCATCATCGGATTCCATCCGCGCAGGGACGGGCGGAAAGGCACCAGGATTGGCCGGGGTGAGGGTCTGGCGCGCCACGTTGTATCCGGCGGCAATGTGATCAAGCGCGCTGCCTCCGGCATAGGCCAGCATCACCGATTTGGCGGCATCGTTGATGCGCTGGCGCAGGATGAGTTCGGCGTAGGCGGCGACTTCGGCCAGCTTCATCGCAGGGTCCGATTCGACCAGGGCATCAAACGCCGGCCAGCGCGCAACCAGGTCATCCAGCAGGCGCGCAAGGATGGTCTCGAAGTCCAGCGCTTCGATCAGGTCCAGCGCAGGCAGGCGCGAGAGGTTGACGGCGGTAAAGGCGCTCATCGGATTACCACCAGCGCAGCCAGGAAAGGGCTTTGCCAAACGCCAGCACCAGACCCGAACAACCGCTCAAAATGGCAAACCATTTTGCGGCGTTGGCCAAGGTGGTTCCGACTTTTCCGGCATCGCTTGCGGTCATTTTTCCGCTCACATCAAGATGGGTTTTGGAGGTATGCTCACGCACACGTCTTCTCCTTGCTGGTTTCAAGGGGTGGATGCAGAACGCCTCAGCCGTGACAGCGGTTGGGGCGTTCGTTTGTGTGCATCCAGTACAGCGCGAAGGGCAGGAAAATGCCAGCACTTCAGTGTGTAACAGGGGCTGTTACACAATCAAAACCGGGGGGAGAGGGGCGCGCCGTTGGCGCTCAGCGGGCGGTGAAATGCGCCACCAAAAGATCGCGGACGCGCTGGTGCAGGGCCGGGCTGACGCCCAATAACTCACGCCGGGCATAGCGCACGCGCGGGCCGTCACGGCTCACGCGGTCTTGCTGCCCGTACTGGTGGACGCGGGCAATGCGTGTCACGCGCCCGGCAAAGCCGATGCTCGCCTCTTGCGCGGTGGCACGGGTGCGCAGGTATTTGGCCTGGCGCAGTTTGCGGAACATCGCGCCTTTTTTGTGTTTGATGCGGCCTTTCTTGCCGCGTAAGGCGGGTTGCTTACGCGGAACATACGCGCTGCCGTCCGGGTTGTGTTGCGATGCAATGCGGCGCGATTCATGGCGGCGCAGTTCGGTCGCCAGCACGCGCGCCAGG